GTGTATAACCTTAAAACAGTAGAACAATCAAATGACAAGGGAACTTGGTTTGGTTGGAGTGTTGAAAAGGTTGGGCCAGTACAAGAAAAATCTTTGTATGAGTCCGCAAAAAGTTTTGCTGAGAGTGTGTCTAAGGGAGACGTCAAAGCAAAACATGGTAAGGACAGTACTAAGTCAGACGACGAAGTACCGTTTTAATTATCTCTACCATGATGTTCCGGGCAACTCCCCCTGCCCGGAACATATTTCTAGTATGAAAAGAAGCAGAGAATCGTTATATCAAATGCGTTACTATCGTAAAAAAACGATGGACGCTTTACGTAATGAAAATAAACGGCTGAAAGAGCGAATTAATTTAATTCTAGACAGCCCAGAGGGAAAAGAATATAAACGAAGAAAGGCTCGCGAATACTATCGTGAGTATAGAGAGAAAAATAAAGATAAAATTAGAGAGTATCAAAGAGAGTATGCAAAAATTTAAGGATATATTTGAAGGCAACAATAGTGCTTACGGACAATTAATATTATCAGGCGAAACTACAGACAAAGGTAAAGCTGTTGGTAAAGCATTTATTAAAAGAGAATCAATTCCTGATCAGTTATGGAAAGAACACATTGAAGGTAAAGAGCCTGCACTAGGGGTAATACCTATTAATGAAGACAACATGTGTAGATGGGGATGTATTGATGTTGATGAATATAATTTAAGTCATCAAAAAATAATTGACGATGTAAAGAAAGCAAAGTTTCCATTAGTAACATTTAGATCAAAGTCTGGCGGCGCACATTTATTTTTATTTGCGAAAGAGTTTATTCCAGCATCACTGATGCAATCAAAATTAAAAATGATGTCAGAGGCGCTAGGCTTTGGCGGTAGTGAAATATTTCCAAAACAAACTGAGATACTCGTGGAACGTGGAGATACAGGAAACTTTTTAAACTTACCCTATCATGGAGACACATTAGGTTTTAGGTATACATTTTTAGAAAATGGAGAAGAAGCTAGTCTAGAAGAGTTTTATAAAATCTATGACAACTCAGTACAGACTAAAGTACAAATAGAATCTATTGTAGTCAAAGGTAAGGTTGTAAAAGAAGAAGCTTTTAAAGATGGACCACCATGTTTAAATAAATTAGCAGACGAAGGTTTTGGTGAAGGTTCACGTAATAATGCATTATTTAATGTAGCTGTATATCACAAGCAGGCTAATCCTGATAACTGGGAAGATAAAGTTATGGAGGATAATACTAAGTGGATGAATCCACCATTGAATTATAAAGAAGTACAGGCACTGTTAGCATCAGTAAACAAAAGAGGTTATGATAAATATAGATGTAAAGATCAACCTATTTGTGGAGTATGCAATGCTGCTAAATGTAGAACTAAAAGATTTGGTGTTGGGTTTGAGGAAGAGCAGATGCCGGAGATGGATACATTAAGTAAGATAGCATCTAACCCACCGCAATGGTTTTTAAATGTTGGTGGTAAAAGAATAGAACTAAACTCGATGCAGCTACACAATGCTAATTTATTTGCGTTAGCTGTATTAGATCAAGCTAACATTATATCTCCTATACCAAAAGCAAAAGACTGGAGAGAGATTTATCTAAAACAACTTATGTTAAATCTAGAAGAGATAGAGCCTTTAGAATCATTAAACAGCAACGAACAGTTAGAAAATTTATTGTATGACTTTACAGTGCATAGAGCACAAGCAAGAACTAAAGAAGACATATTGAATAAAGCAGCGTGGACCGATGATGATAAGAAGATAACATTATTTAAGATGGATGATTTCTTTGCATTTGCCAAACGTAATAACTGGGAGATGGATAAAACTAAAACAGGTAATTTATTAAAACAATTAAAAGATATATTTGTAGAAGAGGTCAGATTAAAGATTAAAAACCAAACTCCTCGTCTTGTAAAAATAAAAGCTATGAAGAGATATGAACCGGATGTTTCTCAAAAGCCATACGAAGAAGAGGTACCTTTCTAATGAAATGTTGGAGCTGTAATCACGAATTAATATGGGGCGGTGACCACGACACTGAATGGGAAGAAAATAACGAAGAAGAACATATGATTATGACGAACTTATCATGTCCTAACTGTACAGCGGTTGTAATTGTTTATCATGGGAATGTAGATAGATGAAAGAATTAATACTAGGTCCTCCAGGTACAGGTAAAACAACTGAGCTCTTAAACATAGTTAAAAAACATTTGGATGAGGCTGTTGATCCTAGGGACATAGGTTATTTTTCTTTTACAAAGAAGGCGGCTATTGAAGCTAAAAGCAGAGCTATGGAAAAGTTTCCAATGTATACTGAAGAAGATTTTCCTTATTTTAGGACTTTACATTCACTAGCATTTAATCAGCTACGATTAAAGAAGACACAAGTAATGCAAAAAGGTAATTATAAAGAGTTTGGAAAGGACTGCGGCATACCTTTAGATATAAAAACTGCTTATAATAGCGAAGAAGATGGAACATTTACTACTGACAATGAATACCTAAGATTGATAGACAAAGCTAGAGCAATGGACATACCTTTGCTAGATCTATACGACAGCAATACACATTATATAGACATAGAAAGAGATAAGCTTTATCTTATAGATAGAGAACTAAAAAGATATAAGGAAGAAACAGGGTTATTAGATTATGGAGATATGTTACAGAGGTTTGTGGAGTCGGATTTGGCTCCAAGATTTACTGTCTTGTTCATCGATGAGGCCCAAGATTTATCTCCACTCCAATGGAAGTTGGTGCGAAACCTCTGGGGAAGATCTACTAATACTCACATCGCAGGCGATGATGATCAGGCTATATTCAGATGGGCAGGAGCCGATGTGGATCATTTCCTCAGGTTGGACGAAGAAGTCGACAATGTCCGTATTTTAGAAAAATCTTATAGAGTACCTCCTTTAATTCATGAGGTTGCGCAAAGCGTTATAGGTAGAATAGAAAACAGATACGAAAAAGAATATAAACCTTGTTTTGAACGAGAGTATGAAAATGGTGTAATGACTAAGATAACCGGAAACAGAGAACGTCATTCTAATATTGAACAAGTAAATATGTCAAAAGGAACCTGGTTAGTATTAGCCAGCACTAATTATCTTTTAGAAGATGCGGAAGAGCTTTGTAAAGAAAGAGGTTGGTACTATTCTAAAAAAGGCAAAAACTCTTTACCTTTAAAACTATTGAAAGCAATTCAAGACTGGGAAAAGTTTAGACTAGGTAAAACTACTTTAAACTCTAAGGATATAAAAGATATCTATAGTTACCTAGGAGAGAACGTCGCTAGGGGATATAAGACTGGAACAACTTTGAAAGAAGATTCATACTATAATCATGAAACGTGCACCGTGGATCACGGATTGTTGACGGATAAAGTTTGGTATGATGCTTTTAAAAAATTAGATGCGTTCACAGAAATTTATATAAGAAACATGTTGGCAAACAATGAAAAGATTACGAAAGCGCCACGAATAAGCATGTCAACCATACATGGTGCAAAGGGAGGCGAGTGTGATAATGTTTTATTGTTTACAGACATATCAAAAATAGCCAAAGAACAGCACGACAGAAACCCGGACGAATTACATAGACTTTTTTATGTTGGTATTACTAGAGCAAGAGAAAATCTACATGTATTAGAACCAAAACATTATGAGAGAGGTTATCAAATATGAGATTTCATCAACACATCAAAGGCGACAAAGCAGAATATATTGCTGCGATGTGGTTATGGGATCAAGGCTATTTAGTGTGTAGAAACATGTCTCAACAAGGGGCCGTTGATTTAGTTGCAATAAAAGAATACGAGGTTATACTCATTGACGTGAAATCAGAATGTAGAAGAAAGCGCGACGGCTATAAAATAAATAGATCATTGACACAAGTACAAAAATCTTTGGGTGTAAATATTTTAAATGTAAATGTAGACACAGGAGAATGTACATATGTCTAAGAAATATGATCCGGTAAACTATCCAGCACACTATAATAAAGGTGGAGTACAATGTATTGATGCGATTAAATCTATGCAAGGGGACGGTTTTAAATATTATCTACAAGGCAGTGCGGTCAAATATATCTGGCGGCACGAACACAAAGGCAAACCTATTGAGGACTTAGACAAAGCAATCTGGTTCTTAAACAAACTTAAGGAACAATATAATGGCTAAAAGACCTTACGTACCTTTAAAACCTTTACAAACACCAATGAATTTTAGTCCAGAAACTGATTGGGTTGTACCTAATCTATTAGGTTTAGATTTATCATCTGCTAAAGAAATAGCTATCGACTTGGAGACACGTGATCCTAATTTAATAAAATTGGGTTCGGGTGCTATTTTTGGGGATGGAGAAGTTGTTGGTATCGCGGTTGCAGTAGATGGCTGGAAAGCTTATTTACCTTTTGCGCATGAAGGTGGCAAAGGTTGTTTAGGAAAAAAGACTGTATTAAAATGGTTTCAAACAGTTTTAGATTTACCTGCAGATAAAATATTTCATAATGCAATGTATGATGTGTCTTGGATACGTGCGATGGGTTTAAAAATCAATGGTCGTATTATAGATACTATGATTGCAGCGTCATTAATAGATGAAAACAGATTTCGTTATTCACTTGATTCAGTTGCAAAAGATTACGCAGGCATAAGAAAGAATGAAGCTGTATTAAGAGAAGCAGCTAAAGAGTGGGGTGTTGATCCTAAGGCAGAAATGTGGCGACTACCTGCTCCATTTGTTGGGGAGTATGCGGAAAGAGATGCGGAGGCAACTTTAAAACTATGGCATGTGCTAAAAGTAAAACTGGATGAAGAACAATTATGGAATGTTTTTAATTTAGAAACAGATTTATTTCCATGTTTAGTTGACATGAAATTTAAAGGGGTAAGGGTAGACTTAGAAAAAACAGCAGATGTTAAAAAATTATTATTAAAAGAAGAAAAAGAAACCAGGGCCAAGATGGAAAAACTGGCAGAGGCAGAAGTAGAAATATGGTCAGCTGCATCTATTGCAAAAGCTTTTGAAAAATTAAATATACCTTTTGATAGAACAGAAAAGGGAGCACCAAGTTTTACAAAAAACTTTTTAGCAACACACCCACACGATTTTCCTAAGATGGTGGTTACATGTAGGGAACTAGATAAAATGAACTCTACATTTATTGAAACAATTTTAAAACGTGAACACAATGGTAGAATCCATGCAGATATAAATCAAATACGATCAGATCAAGGCGGTACAGTTACAGGTAGGTTTAGTTATTCTAATCCTAACTTACAACAGATACCTGCACGACATAAAATATTAGGACCAATGTTACGTAGTTTATTTATACCTGAGGAAAAACATACCTGGGGTTGTTTTGATTATTCACAACAAGAACCCAGGATATTAGTACACTATGCACATAAGATGAATATGGAAGGCGCTAGTACAATTGTTGAAGCATACAACAAAGGTGAGGCTGATTTCCATCAGATGATTGCGGACATGGCCGGCATTGATCGTAAGCAAGCAAAAACAATTAATCTTGGTATCATGTATGGTATGGGTAAAAACAAATTAATGTCAGAATTAGGATTAATGAAAGAAGACGCAGAGGGCTTATTAAAAGAATATCATAGAAATGCACCATTTGTTAAAATGATATCTGAACGAGTAATGCGACAAGCAGAAGAAGTAGGAAAGATACGTACTCTAGAGGGAAGATCTTGTCATTTTAATTTATGGCAACCCGATGAATTTGGGGTATCCACACCGCTACCTCTGGAAGATGCAAAAAAAGAATATGGTCAGTTTCTAAAAAGAGCTTTTACTTATAAGGCTTTGAATAAATTAATACAAGGATCAGCAGCCGACATGACTAAAAGAGCAATGCTAAATTTGTATAAAGAAGGTGTTATCCCTCACATACAGGTGCATGATGAATTAGATATATCCGTTGAGTCACCTGAACACGCTAAAAAAATAATTGAAGTTATGGAAGCTTCCGCAGATTTATGTGTACCAAATAAAGTAGATTATGAAAAAGGACCAAACTGGGGAGAAATAGTGTCGGATGCTAAAAAGGAAAAGAAATAACACCCGACACATGAAGGTGATGAAGATATCTATAAAATAAATTAAAATATAATATTGTCAAATATTATATTTGATATATATTATCATATAACATAGTATAACAAGGAGAAAGAACCATGGCGGCAAACCCTAATTATAAATCAATTTCAGTGTCTCGAGACACACATAAACAATTGGAATCATTGGCTAAAAACAAATTTGAAGTTCCTGTTAGTATTCAAACATTAATTGATTTTTTACTTAAACAAAAAATAAAAAAGAAAAATGGCAAATCTCGTTAGAACTATTTGTCCTCGTTGTGATGGCAATAGCTTTATAAGAGTCCAAGGAGTCGAAATGGATTGTCCTATGTGCGAAGAAGAATTTATGCATCTAGGAATGAAAGTAACAACACACAACGGCTATGTAATGTTACCACTAGATCAAACAAGAACTAATGTCGAAGGTGGGATTGAATCTAAAACAAAATGGTCAAGAGAAACTTTACCAGAGGTAGGTAAATAATGGGACCACTAGACCCGGAGGATGAATACGGATGGATAACGACGATGAATACGTAATATTTTTAGTTAGGGTATCTTCCCTACGAAAAGCTGCTGAAAGAGCAAAAGACCCCGAATGGAAAAGAATGTGGGAACAAAAACTGGAGGATTTAATCAACAATGAAGAAGAAAATACTTACGGAAATAAAAGCGTACACTAATTTTTTGTTGTCTGGCCTTACAATATTTATTTGTGTAATAGTTATTATTGTAAATTCTAGATATATCGTTAAATTAGAAAGTACAATAGAAACAATGTGGCACGAGATAGTACAGGTGAAGGAGACTAATATTAGTTTATACCAATTTATCGAGGAACACGGAGATGACTTTAATTAATAAGGATAACAAGGTGAGAAGACAAATTCCTAATAGGATGCCTAGTGCAACTTTCACTCTACCAATTGATGGTAGACGAGTTGTTGGTATTGTAAACTATGATGTTACTGACACAGGTATTATTCCAATGGCATTTTGGGTAAAACTAAAGCCAACAGATTCTTATCTAGACAGAGAACTACGCGCAAGTGGTAAACTAATATCTAGATGTCTACAAAACAATGAGTCACTAAAAGATTTGGTTGATACATTGTCACAAGATAATGTCATTGGTCAGATGGCTAATTATTTATATAAAAATATGGAAGAAATTATTATGGGCAAGCAGCCGGAGAAGAAACAACGAGAGTTGTCTACTGATCCGTATGCTATGAAAGAATAAGAAAGGAGGTATGTTATGGGTGCAATGACAGATATTATTATAGAAGAAACTAACGAAGCTGGTGCAATGGAAGACGCCGCTCAAGAACTTTTTACAACTGGTTATTTTTCTTGGAAAGGTTGGTCTCAAAAAGAAAAAGAACAAATAGAACAACGAGCAGCGGAAATGAGTGATGAGTTTGATGCTGGTGATTTTCCAGGTTGGAGAGAAGCGAAATAGTTATGGAAGTAGAAGAATTTGAAATAGAGTGGATACCGGAATCTACTGAGGACGCATTGGTAGTGGACCTACCAGCGTGCACCGTGGATCGCCTTTGTAAAAAATTTTATGGCCATACTAATTGGGCAAGAATGGGTGCGGTTACTCCGGAAGAACTTCTAAGAAATCCACACAGCTTTGATTTTGATGAAGGGATAGTTTATTTCAAGCAAGCGAGATTGGTATAATGGATCATATAAAATATTCTAAAAATGTTTTAGACCCAGAAAGACTTAGAGATTTAAAAGATTTGTGTACAAAACACATAAACGAAATACCCACATATAATTTTTGCAGAAAAACCCAAGAATCTTCTAATTATTTAGAAGAAATAATAAGACATTTAATAGGTAGAGATAATCACGTAGAGTATTGGGTCAGAAATGCATTAGGAAAAACTTTATTTCATGTAGACGGTAACGAGCTTCAAGCAAAATATGATGAAGTTACTTATGGAGGTCAAGATCCTGACATGAAGCAAGAGTTTGCATTAAATACTCATATTTTATATGTTAATATAGATCCTAAAATGGAAGGAGGAGAACTAATTATTCTCCCTTACACCACTTTTATACCCGGTAGAGAAATTTTAGACACTTCTTTTGTGCCCCTTGAAGGCACCGATATGTTAGTAATAAAGCCAAAAGAAAACGATTTAGTACTTTTTGACAAACCTTTATATCATGCTATAAGTGAAGTAAGAAACCGAGGAGTTATAAAAAACCGTATTTCTTTCATGTTTTCTTCATGGGACTATGTTCCTAAAATATATGAAAAACACGAACATTGGAGTAATTACGATCCTTATATTGATAAACATCCTCCTAAACCAATGGAGTTTAATTTAATATGACACTTCCCAGCAGCGGCACACTAGATTTTAATAGTATTAGGGCAGAGTTTGGAGGTCCTTCTTCAAACGTAACTATGAGTACTTATAACAGAGGAGGTACTTACACTTACGCAGTTCCTGCTAATGCTAACATACCAACAGGAACAACAGATACAATTGAAGTTTCTGATTTTTATGGAGCAAAAAACGGTACAGATTATTTAGGTAACGTTGGAGGTTCTCACAACACTGGGGGTAAAGCACCAGTTCAGCAGTATGGAAATGCAGCCTCAGGACCATTACCTACTATGTCTGATCAAAGTATGAAAGTTGGTTCACAAAGTTTTACAGCTGTAACTGATTGTTTTATGCAGTCAGCTGGAGCATCTGGAGGAGGAGGAAATTTTGATTTTGTTATTAATTTTGATGCAAGTGCAGGTTCATCGGTATATGGAAACACCTCAATTTGGCCGAGTCGTCAGTTTAAATTTTTTAATGGTTCTGGAACACAGCAAACAATAATTACCATGAGCAACTGTGCTGGTTTTCCGGCCTCGAGTATTCCAATAGGAAATACCGTTCTAACAGCCCCAACAGCAGGCGGCAACTATAGGATTACACAAGATAATGCTAGAAACTTCTTTGGCCCTGCTCCTGGTGCTCCTAGCCCTTTTCAGTCGGCAACAACAACTTCTCCAGCTACAGCAGATGGCTCTTTTTTAAATGGACAGTATTACGTACAGGCTTTCTAATGGATATTTCTGATTTTACAAAAACAACAAAATACATGCCTGATGACGCTTTTTATTTTGATGAAGAAACAAATGAAACTAAAACTGCTAAAGTAGTAGAAACTACATGGTCACACCACAATGAAAAACTTTCAGATTTTACTTTTTGTTTAAGAGAAGACCATGAAGACTATCAGAATAAAGTTAATGGAGAAGAACAAAGAATAATGCAAAAATGGTTTGCAGAACTTGGTTATGATTCAGATATATACATGATGAGAGACTGGATTGTAAAAGAAAAATATAAAATAGAAGATGAAGAGCAAATTAAAAATTGGTTAAAACCAAATGCTTCTGACGTGGTAGATCCTGAAGAGGTGGAGGAAATATGATTTTTGGAGTAAATTTTAATGTTCTTAATGTTTCTAATAAAATTCAAATATCTATTAGTCAAAACACTAAAGCTAAACAAAGAATAAAACGTGAAAGTGTTAATGAATATACCAAAGATGCTGAAGATAATTTTTTATTAACATTTCACCCAGACCATAATTTTTTAGTAAAATCTAATACGAATTATTTTTTGTTAGAAGGAAGTCTTAAAATTCGTTATGAATGGGACGAAACATCTGTGTTTCAAAATGAACACTTAGATATTTTTAAAGAATTATTAAATCAACACAACGCAGGGCTTACTAATTTACCAGAAATACCTACAAGCGGCGATGGTTTTTTAGAAGCAACGACTGTACAAGAATATCGTTCAGATGCATGGAGAGCAGGACTTTTGCACTATGAACCATATTGTACTTCTGCTGAAATTACAATTATGGAGGACAACACTGTATTGTTATGTCCGATGCAACACTATCCAGGATGGACATTTGAACAAATAGACATCTTGCCAGGAGAAAGTGTTGTAAGTACGAAACCAGGGGACGACACATACATTGTTTTTGGTGATACTTGTTCTATAGCAGGGACAGCTATTGCTAAACACGCTACGAAAAAACAAACAAGTTCTGAAGTTACAATTAAGAATGATTCGTTAAAAGTATGTAAACTGGTTCGTATCTATAAATGACAGAAATTATTCCTACAAAATATGATCGGCATTATCTTACCATCACGTATCTTCTCATTACATTTTTTACATTGGGTTGGGTGTGGCAATACATCTGGAACTTAGATCCACGATTAATTATTACATACATATTAGCTGTTCTGGTAGGAACGTTAGGAACGAATGTTGGCTATCATAGATTATTTACTCATAAAGCATTTCGCACGTCAAAGTTTTGGTATAACTTTTTAGCTTTCTTTGGTGTGTATGGTACAGTTGCAGGGCCGGTAGGCTGGGTCGCAACACACTTACATCATCACCGGCATCTTGGAACAGACATGGATCCACATACACCGTGGACCGAGGACAGTTGGTTTGTAGGTTGGCTCAGAACGTTTCTACCATATTGGATGAACATACCATCGCCCGATCTAAAACTATTAGTAGGTGTAAGACATTTATTAACTAATAAGTTTATTATGTTCTTGCACAAGTGGGCACCAATCCAGGTCTACGGAACGGGGATCGTGATTTGGTGGTTGTTTGGTTTTGACTGGTTCTTACTGGCGTTTTGTTTTCCAATTGGTTACAGTTTAATTAGTCAGTTTTTTGTTAATTGGTTTCACTACGACATTGACTTTGTACATAAAAATCGTAAATG